AGATGTGCTTGGAGCTATCCAAGAACGTCTCCCGGTATCCTTTGAACACGCCGTGTTCCATTGCGTTCGCGCCGATTCTCCAAACCCGACACACGAAGTAGATGAAATAGACGCCCCAGAGGATCATCAGCGGCCACGGCAAATTCCACCAGCTAACCAGCAACCAAGCCATTAGATTTCCAGTCCCTTAACAACCAAGCCGAATTCTTTCACGAATCCGCCCAAGCCGTCATTGAACCCTTCGCCAATGGCCTTAAAGCGCCAAGAGCCTTCAACCTTCTTGAGCTCGAACAGCTTCACGCTCGTTTGTTGACTGAAGTCGTCCTCAAGGTTGTATTTATACAGCCCTTCGCCGGACTCCGCGTTGTCCACGCGTACAGACGCGCCGCTGACTTGTCCAAAGTTTTGATTGCGATTTTTCCAGTCATAAATCGACACGACGCCCACGATGCGCTCGATTTCAGTCGGGATTTCGGTCAGGTTGACACGGATGACTTCATCGTCGCCTTCTTTTCCGCCAGTGCGCTCGTCTCCGCTATGGATTACCGCGTTAGATTCGTGTGCCAAGTTTCCATAGAACACGAGGTCACGGTCATCGCGGCACTTGCCGTTAGAAGCCAGCAGGAACACAGAGATGTCCAAGTCGAACGGGTGACGCCCGTCATACGCTTGACTCCCCCACTGCAAACAGATATTAATTGACTTCAGGTTTGGATCTTTCTTCAACAATTCCACACTAGCTCCACGCTTCAACAGCTCGATGGCCACAACAATCACTCCTTGTTTTGTTTTCGCTTCTCCCAAGCCTCTTTCATACGCGCTTTTGTCTCTTCAGAACGTTTTTTGCCCTTCAAAGACTCCGACTTTTTCCGCCTTGTTTCCTCGGACTGCTTCTTGCCTGTGGAGATTTCCCGGAGTTTCTGAATCGTTTGCTCGGAGTGCTTCTTGCCTTTGAAGCTCAAAGCGGCTTTATGTTCTTCAGAGAGCTTTCTGCCAGTATTGGCTTTCTGCAAGGCCAACCTGTTGGCTTCAGACGGCTTCCTGCCTTTAAGGGTTTCAGATATTTTCTGACGTTGTTCCTCAGACAGCTGTCGCCCCTTACAGGCTTTGGACAGATTCTTTCGGTGTTCCTCAGAGAACTCCATCCCCTTTTTAGCTTCAGCCATCTTTCTTATAGTTTCTTCAGAAGGTTTCCAGCCTTTACGCTTCTCACTCAGCTTCTTCCGCGTTTCCGCCGTTACAACAGCCCCCGGCTGAGCAGCAGCTCTGTTATATCCAAAAGCTCGATCCATTGATTTGAAAAGGTCGATGTAATACTGCTCCCGAATGTGCAAGGTTTCCGGGTCTTGAACTTCCTCCCGTATGTTAAACTCGAAAGAGTCTGCGCCATCAAGGTTCCAAGCATTCTGAAGGTGTTCGTTTTCGTGGTTGTTTCTTATCAGAGCGCGTCTGTGTCTGCCCATTCGTTCTTTCACGTTTCTGGAACTTCCCACATAAACCTTACTGTTGATTTTGTTACTAATGACGTAAACTCCACATATTTTCATGTTAACCACCTCATATGAGACTAATGTTTAACTATAAAATAGTCTCATATGAGGTGATCTTTTATTACTTCATTGTACCTTTGTTAGCAGACAGCTCGGACACAGTGCGGGACATATGAGCCGCCAGTTTGGAGTCAGAAGCGGCGTTGACCGTAGCCGTTGCCATCTCCTTGATGTCGGCGGAAGCCTTCGCCAGTTGCTCGCGCAGCGCGGCGATTTCGCCGTTGGCTTTCTCAAGCTGACCTTCCAACGTTTGGATTTTGTTGTCTTTGATCTTCGTGTCGGCCTCGTTCTGAGCAGCGATCAGTTTTTTATCGCTCTCGAAGGAAGCCTTGAGGATGCCGGACAATTTACCTTCGGCAGCACGCACATGAGCGTCGATCTCAGCCGGGATTCCCGCCACACGCTCTTCGAGAGCCTTGATGTTCTGTTCGCGCTTCGTCACTTCAGCGTGGCGGACTTCAACCGCAGCAACATCCTTCGCCAATGAGTTGCGCTCCGCTTCCAGCTCAGTGTTGAACACTTTGCGCTTCGCGGCCAGTTCGTCGGACAGAGAGTCTTGAGCGGCTTTCTTGTTCCGCGCAAAATCGTATTCCCACTCAGCCTTCGAACGGTCACGCGCTTGCTGGTCGGCTTGCTGTTGCGCCCGGAGGTCTTGCTGGTACTTTGTTTGGGCTTCGTTGATGTTCTTCTGGATTTCAGCCAGTCGGACTTCAGCCGCCGATGTGCGCTCGGTCAAGCGTGCGTCGTACTCGTCAGCCGTTGCTTGCTTCGCGTTCACGAGAGCGACCAGTGCGTGGGCGGTGTCCTCGATGCCAAACAGTTCCTTCAGCTTCGCTTCTTGAGCAGCCACAGCCGCTTGAACGTCACCAAAGGATTTGAGGACGGTTTTGAAGTCGGTTGTAAGCGTGTCAAGGAACGTCTCAACATCGACAACGCTCAACTCGCTTGCCGCCGTTACAGCCGCCGCCGTCAATTTCGCCTTTTCTTCGGCCTTAATGTCCAGCTTACCAGCAGCCGCCGCTTTGAGCTGCGCTTGTGCGATTTGGAACGCTTTGAAAATGGTTTCTTTCGTGTCTTTCAGGGAAACGTTAGGGATTTGCTCAGACATGGGTCACTTCTCCTCTTTGATTGGGTTTATATCACAACCGTCCGGGATTAGGACAGGTATGTGCGGGTTACTTCGCTGATGGAACCGTCACGCGTTCCTTTGCCGATTGCTTGGAACTTCCAGTCATCGTGGTGACGATAGAACGCCCCAACGATCATCGCAGTGCAGCCGTTGTAGTCTTCATCAAGATCATAATGAATGATTTCTTCCCGGCTATCGGCCTTCAACACTCGTACATAAGAATCAACCTGTCCATAGTGTTGATTGCGATTATGTGCGGCGTAGATGTTCGTGAGCACGAGGACTTTGTATACATTGGCAGACAGCTTGCTCAAGTCCACCGTGATCTCCTCGTTGTCGTACACGCCTTTCTTGTCGCGTCCCGTCAGGTCGTCCCCAGCGTGTACCACCGCGCCGTTCTTGCTTGTTTTGTTTCCAAAGTAGATTGTTTCAAGCACGTGGTTCGCTTCGTCCAGAAGGACAATGGTGGAGTCGATGTCCACATCATTCCCTGTGACGCTTCTCACCGCATCACCGCCCATTGCGAACAGCTTCTTGAAGAATCCGCCCACGCTTCCGTCCGTACCTTTCTGGATCGTCCCCTTGCCGCCCCAACTCAGACCAACGATAATCTTGGTCAGACCGGGGTTGGTCTTCGTGAGCTCCACGCTCATGCCTCTCTTGACCAACTCGATTGCTATGACGTCCATCTCCCTTCGTTCCTTCTCGGCTCATTCCCGGTTACGTAATAAATAAAGCCCCACCGCAGGTTTTTACTCCTACGTGGGGCTTCCATATGGTTTACTTCTTTCGGGGTTGATACTCATGCCCTTTCTTATAAGAAGTCTTTGTTGGCGCTCTCCCTTTGTGGGATTCACTCATCTTCTTCTTGGTTTCATCACTCATCTTGAATCCGGTGTGTTTCTTTCGGGCTTCCGATATTTTCTGACGGGCTTCAGGTGACATTGTTCTGCCTTTGGATCGCTCTCCAATGTTCCTCTTGTGCTCCTCTGATAGCTTGCCGCCCTTCTTCGCCTTGCTCATTTTCTCGCGGGTTTCCTCAGAGAAATACGAGCCAGGGATGGCCTTTGTTTTGTTATACCCAAACTCCCTATCCAGCGTTTTGTGGAGGTCTATCCACTCTTGTTCTCTACCAAACAGCCCTTCCGCTGGATACTGCGCAAGAACAATGAACTCAAAGCTCTCAGCCCCATATGTCGCCCAAGCGTTCTGTAAATGGTCGTTGTCGTGAATCCCTCTTTTGAGCTTATACTTATGGGAGTTGAATCTTCTTTCAATCTTCTTTGAGCTGCCTATATACATCTTTCCGTCCAATTTGTTTTTGATAGCGTAGACACCACAGGTCATGGGTTACCACCTCAACGATTAGTTTACCTGTAATATCTTTGCCCTTCAAGTTTACTTTCTAAATTGCCAAAATAAAAAGGAGCCTTGCGGCTCCGCTTCCTATATATGCGCGTTATCGGCTAGTCGCGTTGATCACATTTTCCTTTGGCGGCTTCGTGGCCGAAAGGAAACTGTGGAGCGGGAAGTGGTGAACCTTGCCTTTGACGTTGAGTTGGAAGTATTCCGGTGCGGCTTCCACGTCCAAGTCGGCGGCGATACGTCCGGTGACCGGGATGCCTTCGCTGTTGACTACTGTGACCTGGAGAGTGGCCGGGATTTTCTTCACCGCCGTTACACCCTTGATTTCAGCACGTGGGCCGCCGATCTCATCCGGGTTGTTGAACTTCTTCGCCGCTGCTTCTTTAGTAGAAGCCCCGACGATAGCCCGTTGCGTTCCTCCCCTCAGCATCTTGTACTCAACGCTCCAGAACTTGAGGACTTCCGGCGCTTTCTCGGCTCTCGCTTCTGCCCATGCTTGCTTCATATAGCGATTCGGTTTGTCTCCAGGGATGCCGCTTTCCTTGGCGAGTCTCTTGGCGATTTCACAAGCCTTGCTTCTAACATCGTTTTTCATAATTCGTCCGCTCCCTTGTATTCACTTGGTCTATCCCGTAATTCAATATTACTATATTATGTAACAACGGTCAAGTGTTTTGTTGAACAAATTGTCGAACTTTTCGACAAAAAGAAAAGGAGCCGTTCACACGGCCCCATCCCTCAGTATTTCGCGGTACTCTCTGGCGAGTGCCC